CTCAACTCCGTGTGCGTACAGAATCGCGATAATGGTTAGCGTGGTGAACTAAAAAGGTGGCTGGTGCAAGGCAGAAAGACCCGAGCCTGCTGACGAACAAGCGTGGCGGACGTGGCCGTGGAATGACGGTGTTGGCGCGACCGGATGCGTTCATTGCGCCGGCGCCGCCGAGCGACCTTGGGCCAGCCGGGAAAGCAGTGTGGGAATCCTTCTGGCGAAGCGAAGTGAGCGCGGCGGTGGACATCGAAGCGGACCGGGAAGACCTGGAGGATTGGGCGCGGTGCGTGGATGAACGGGCGCGGTTCAGGGCGGCGATCAAGAAGCAGCCGTTGATCGAGGGGAGCCACGGCCAGTTGAAGCGGAACCCGTTGGCGATCGACGTGAAGGATTTGAGCGAGCGGATTCAGAAGTACAGTGACCGCTTCGGGATGAACCCGATGGCACGGTGGCGGTTGCAGTTCACGGTGAGCGAAGCGGGGAAGTCAGCGAACGACCTGCTGAAGCTGCTCAGTGAGGACGTGCCTGAAGTAATCGACTTGGATGGTGACTTATGAGTGATGCCGAGGAAGCGATTAAGAAAGCCGAAGCGTGGTTTCGTTCGCGACCGTCCAAGGATGCATTCACGGACATCGAAGCGGAGCATGCCGAACGGGATGGTGTCCTGCTCGAACTTCTCGAAACGCTCGCTCCTTCAGTAGCGGAGTTGGCGGATGAGCGTGAGCGAGCCGTTGGGTACTGGTACGCATGACCATCGCATCGCCTCCCTGCCACGGTGCCCAACTCGTCAAGGTGAACGGCCGCGAGTTTTGGAGCACGGGCGGGAAGGTGATCCGGTTCATCGAATCCTTCTGCCTCCTGAGTAACGGTCGGTGGACGGGCGATCCCTTCGTGCTGCTCCCCTGGCAAAAGAAACTCCTCTACGAACTGTTCGAGGTGAAACCCGATGGGGTGCGGCGGTATCGACGGGCGCTGATTGGACTCCCTCGCAAGGCCGGAAAGACGGAACTGGCGGCTGCGCTGGCGCTCTACCTGATGCTGGCGGACGGGGAACGCTCAGCGGCCATCTACTGCGCGGCGGCGAGTGAGGACCAAGCGGATATGGTCTTCGAGGCGGCGCGGAGGATGTGCGAACTGGACGGCGCACCGCTGGCGGAACTGGTGACCGTCGAATCCACGCGGCTGACGAACAAGGCAGACCCGTACTCGTTCATCCAGCGGTTGACCTCGAAGGGCCGCACCAAGCACGGCCTGAACATCCACGGGGTAATCCTCGATGAGCTCCACGCATGGCTGGCCGGCGAAGGAGACGAACTGTGGGCGGCGCTGAACACTGGCTCGGCGGCGCGGCGACAGCCGATGCAGATCGCCATCACCACGGCGGGCCTCGACCTTGAGGAATCGCGCTGCGGCCAGATGTACCTCCTAGGGCGGGCCATCGAACGTGGCGAGCAACCAGATGGGGGATTCTTCTTCCGCTGGTGGCAGGCGCCGGAAGACATGGACTACCGAGACCCGGAGTACCCCAAACTGGCGTCCCCCAGCTACGGGCATACGGTTGACGAGGGGTTCTATGCGGGGGAACTGTCTTCCGTCCCTGAGAGCGTCTTCAGAAGGCTCTACGGCAACGAATGGGTGGACTACGGCGCCTCGCCCTGGGTGACCCGCGACCAGCTCCGTGCCTGCCGCGTGAAGGCGTTCGCCCATGAGTACAAAGCGGCAACGTGGGTAGGCGTTGACCTCTCCCGGTCTATCGACTCCACAGCGGTGGCGTGGGGCCAGTGGATTGGCGGTGAGGGGCGACCGTGCGGACACATCGGGGAACCGTGCCTGTACGTCAAAGCCAGGACGTGGGAGCGGCCCCGGAAGCCAGATGGGAAGTACGACGAGGAGTGGCAGGTTCCCCTCGACGACGTGCGCCAGTTCATCCGCGACCTCAATGCCGAGTTCGACGTTGCGGTGAACGTCTTCGATCCCTACGGCTCGCAGTTGATGGTGCTGGACCTGGAGGGTGAAGGGCTGACGTGTGAGTTGATGCACCAGCAGGGCATGAAGCGGAGCGCGGCGGCGACGGGGATGTACGATCTGATTTCCGGTGAACGGTTCCACTACGACTCGGACACCCTAGAGACGCACATCTTGAACGCCACGATCAAGGAGACAGGCGAGGACGGGTATTACCTTCAGAAGCGGCGGAAGGGGAAGATCATGGACGCGGCGCAAGCGGCGAGCCATGTGGTGTACGGGACAATTCAGGAACCGCGCGAAGACACTGGAAACTGGGTGGTATACTGATCGCAGTGAATCGCATTCGCGCACTAGCAATGGCTGTAACGGCGTTGCTCTTCGGGCTGGTGGCGTCCGGTGGGCTGGGATTGATGGTGAGGGTGTTCCGCCTCACTTCCGGCATCTGAGGAGGCACCAGTGAACGAAAACCCCCTTACCCTCTGGCGCGGCAACAAGACGCGATTGAGCGCAGAGAACTCCGCCGAGTACATCCCGACCTGGCAACAGAACGAGCCGCAGCAGAATCCCGTCGATGTGGGGCGGATGGCCCGCGAAGGGTACTCCAAGAACTCCCTGATCTACTCGTGCATCAAGGAGAAGGCGACATCCTACGCTCCTCTCGAACCGATCATCGTGCGTTCGAATGGCACGGCGGTGCGGGACCATCGGATGCTTACTCTCCTGAAGAACCCGAACGTCCACCAGGATGGCCAGGACTTCGCGGAACTGATGGCAACGCAGTTCGATGCGGCAGGCAACGTCTACATCCACAAGAAGCGCGACCCACGGCGGGACTTTCAGGGCTTCCCGGTAACGTCGCTGGAATTGATCCGGCCTGACTACGTGACGATAGAGCCGGGGTCTACCCCGGAAGCGGATCGGTTCATTGTCACGGTTGGGGGAGCGGTGCGGGCGCGGCTGCCGCGTTCGGAGATGATCCACATCCACGAACCGAGTTTGACCAACGACTTCTACGGACTCTCGAAGATCGCTGTCCTGGCGACCGAGGGCGACGTGGACACCCAGATGACCACGTTTGAATCGGCATTCTTCCGCAATGCGGGTGTGCCGATGGGCATCCTGAAGGTGAAGGGCGCAAAGTCCGTACAGGACCGGGACGAGATCAAGAGCCGGTTCAGGCAGGCGTTCTCAGGGTTCAGGAAGTGGTTCGACCTGCTCGTCCTGAACATGGACGAATCCGAGTACCAGCAACTCGCCCTGAAGCAGAGTGACATGGAGATGAACGACGGGCGTTTCCATGTGGAGTCGCGCATTTGTTCGGTGTTCGGTGTGCCTGGAGTGATTGTCGGCGCACGGTACGCGATGCAAGGGCAGAGCCAGAGCTACGAGGAAGCGGAACACGCATTCTGGGCCGAGACGATGGTGCCGTTTGCGATGCGATTCGGTAGGGCGTTCCAGAAGGATCTGCTCTCCGAGTTCGCCACCACTCGCGACAGGAACGCGACGGTTACATACGACTTCACGGTTGTGCGAGCGTTGCAGGAAGACCGCTCGCGGAAGATGCGCGAAGTCGTGCGGATGGTGCTGACGGGTGGGTTTACGGTGAACCAGGCGCTGGTGAGCATGGGATTGCCGACGCAGGACGGCGGGGACTTCTACGTGAGAAACGGGAACCAGGTGATCGTGAGCATCGACGGGACGATCACGCCGATGGCCCCGAATTCACAGAGCAAGAACCCGGACAACCCATTGCAGGGCGCGGCATTGATCGAGCGGCAGATCGAGGGAGTGCTTCGGGAGGTTGGCGCGTGATCAAGGTGCTCTGTCCGCAGTGTGAGCACTTCATCTGTGAGGTGGAGAACCCCGGCAGGATTCGCGTGAACTGCCGCCGCTGCCGGATGTGGTTCGAATTCAACCTTGTTGACAGGGTATCGGTGCGTTTGCGAACATTCGCTTAGCACATAGCAAGTTTGGCCCTCTGTGGGCCACCTAGAGCGTTCCCAATGGAGCCGTCCGTGGGAACGTTTCTTTGTTTTCAGAACGTCTCAGGAACCTGTGGAACTCTCAGAACGCCTCGCGGCCAATCGGGCCGGGGGTTACTCCGCGTGACTGGTTTCGCTTCGAGAACAAGGCCGAAGTCTCGGAATTGTTCATTTACGACGCGATCTTCCCCGATGACGGGTTCAGCGGCGGCGTAGGTGCGGCTGAGTTTCAGAAGCAGCTCAACGAAGTCAAGGCACCAAAGCTCAACCTCTACCTGAATTCCCCAGGCGGACTCGTCTCCGACGGCACGACGATCTACAACGCCCTGAAGCAGCACCCGGCAACGGTGAACGTCCGGGTGATGGGACTGGCGGCATCGATCGCGTCTGTGATCGCGCAGGCTGGCGACACCATCGAGATGTCTCCGGGTTCTCTGATGATGATCCACGAGGCGTCTGCTTTCACGCTTGGCACCGCTTCGGATCACCGGAAGTCGGCGGAAGTGCTCGACACGATGACGGCTGCGATCGCCGGTATTTACGCCGGTAGGTCTGGCAAGGATGCGTCTCATTGGCGGGCACTGATGAGTGCTGAGACGTGGTTTAGCGATCAAGAGGCTGTGGTGGCCGGACTCGCGGACTCGGTTGTCGGGCAGGCAACCACAGGACCAACCAACACGGTTGAGGAACCAGCCATCCCCAGTTGGCAAGACGCAGCGCGACGGCTCGTAGCCGCCGCCCAGATGGAGGTTATCCATGCCTACGCTCACTGAACTGAAGAACGAATGGTCTGAAGCCGTCGCTGCCGCTGGGAAGGTCAGTGACGACAAAGAAGCGTTCGACCGCGCGTGGGCCGACGCTGAGAAGCGCCGCCACACGTACGAGAACGCGGCCAAGGTTGCCGACGCTGAAAAAGCGATGGGCACTCCTGAACGCGAGATCGCGCAGATGGCGACCGACCTCCGCAACAAGGACGATGCCGCGCAGATCAAGCCGGTCAACGCTGACACCGCGAACCTCGATCCGTCGAAGTACGTCAAGATCGGTGATGCCATCCTTCCGGTGGCGACTGAGAACTCCGAAGGCTGGATTCGCGGCAAGGCCGTGGCTGTCCAGCACCCGGACATCCTCAAGCGACTCACCCCGGAACTGCGGAACGTGAAGGCCCAGCAGGAGGAAGCGTTCGCGCTCTACCTCCGCAAGGGCAAGGCGTGGCTCCGCGAGCATCGCCCGGACGCTCTGAAGGCGCTCAACGCTCTTCAGGAAGACACCGACTCGGAAGGCGGCTACACCGTCCCGACCGATCAGCGGTTCGAGGTGATCCACAACCCCGGCAAGCTCGGCGGCGTGA